TGGTGGAGAAGGGCTATTTGAAGCTGGACAATGTGGTTAAGACAGGTGGTTTTTACAGTTATGAATGTACCCTTTACGGGGAGTTGGGGAATGTGTTATACGGTTTGAGTTACAAGACCGTCAATGATGCGCAGGTACCGATTACCCTCGGAGACCTTGATTTCGGTTTCTCACAGTTTACCATTTCAAGGAATCTTATACAGGACTGTTGGAACAGGTTAGGCGGGGACAGCACAGCGTCACAGAACGCCGATACGCTGAACTTTATGGTAGGTTATGAGGGAGCCCCTGGGGCAGAGAACTTCGACCCAAAGAAGATATGGACCGAGGTGAACAGGACGGCGTCGGTATATTGGAAGGACAGTTATAACAATAATGTTTTTCCTGACAGCTATACGGATGGAGATACAAGTTATGGAACGGTGAATTCGGCGATGACCAGGATGGAGGCCCAGGAGTATTACGGCTTGATGGAGGTGAAGACAGGACTTTCCCCCATAGAGACCAGGGACCTCAGGAGTTACCTCTTGCGACCTGTATTGAGGATGAGGAAGGTATTTGAGGCCATAGGACGTTATTTGAGTTCGACAACAGGTTATAGTTTGGACATAACAGACCCTCATTTCGCCACAGACGAGTTTAATGACTGTTGGATGACGTTGAGTATGTTATGGGAGATTGAGCCCGCCGTAGAGTCAAATATGACCATTACGATGAGAGACCTTTTGAAGAACACAGGCAGCCCGGCCAGTTATTTGGTTTCTTATTGTAAGACTTATGGAATTTATTTGGACGTTGATTATGTGAACAAGAAGCTGATCCTCACCAGATTGCCAAGATTCTTTACAGGAGTGACCAAGGAACTGTTGGTGGATGAGGGGAAGGACGTCAAGGTGAACCCCCTCTCTTTCGACAAGGCCAGCTATACTTTCGATTATGGAGAAGGTTATGGTGATTTGTACAAGAAGTACAAGGACAATTTTGGAATCAAGTACGGATCCAGGAAGGTGAACACAGGATACGAGTTTGATGCCAGTACCGCCCCATATATTGATAACAATATTTTCAAGGGCGCTGTTGATTGTATTGAGGAGGGACCCTATTACAGGTACAGTTATAGATTCAGGACCAGCGGACCGAATCCGGAGGCCCAGGGAACGACCAGGATTGAGTACCCGGTGGCGCTGATGAACCAGCAGAATCCTCCGGTTTACAAGCTGTTTGAGTTGAACGATAATTTGAGGCCGACCCCGGAATCCTCGACGACAGACGGGGAGATGACTTTTGTGGAGGCACAATACTGGCCGGTAGGACACACTAACGGTTTCGACACCAGGAGCGGTTACCAGTTTCAGGATGTTTCCTGGACAGGTTTATCCAAGGATGTTTACAGGGATGGTTTTCCTAAGGTACAGTTTCATAAGGAGGACAACAAGGCCGGAGACGGGAAGGACGTATTGGTTTGGTTTGGAGGAATGATGCAGACCAGGTACGGTTATGTTACGGTGAATCCGAATGATTACAGTACGACCTTTACCAGATATACCCCCCAGGATTATGAATATGTTAGGTATTTGCTGACAGATGATGCTCCGAAGTTGAAGTTGTTCATAGGGAAGAACGCTTATTTGGATTGCCCGAATCCTGACTATTCCTCTCCGGGAGGGAATGACCATATATTGGTTATTACCTCTTTACCGATGTTTACCAGGGGAAGATATACCATTTCAGGAGACCATTTATCTCTTTCAGGAGGGAAGTACCAGATGACTGACACCATAGATTTCGGTATTGCCCAGGAGAGTTATGTACCGGAGACGACCATAGCAGCTAATTGTGGAATTTACAATAAGTATTGGAGTGATTATATCTCCGATGTGTATTCGGTGAACACCAGAGTGATGGACTGTTATTGTTATTTGGACAACATAGATGAGGTATTCAGGGAATTTTACCATTATGACAATGCCCTTTGGATCCTCTCCAAGGTGGATGATTGGGATATGGACACCCATTTAGCGAAGGCCACCTTTATCAAGGTGAATGATAAAACTAATTATACCGCATAGATATATTTTAAATAAATTTAAAAAGGTTACTTTAATATGGCAGATGAGATTAAAAAGGTTATTGAAGTTGATGTAACCAGCGCCGTCAAGAGTTTGAAGGAGATGCGGGAGGAGGTGGAATCCTCAGGCTATACTTTCAAGAGTTTGGGGGAGGCGAAGAAATATATTGATTTGTTGAGGGCGTCGCTCCTGGACCTGGATGAGACCAGCGATGAATATGTAGATAGAGTTGAGGAGATCGACAAGGTACAGGAGAAGTTGAACAAGGCGATGAAGGTGACCGGAAGTACGTTGAAGGCCGCCAAGGGAAGTTATAACGACCTCTCCAAGAGGATGAGTGAGTTGAAGAAGGCGTTCAAGGCGACGAATGACGAGGCGGAGAGGAAGGTATTAGCCAAGCAGATTGGGGACATAAATAACCAGTTGAAGGGGATGGACGCCAGCATAGGAAACTTTCAGAGGAATGTTGGAAACTATGAGGCGGCGTTTACCTCCGGAATCAATAACATAGCAGGGAAGATTGAGGCGTTGGGGAATCCGTTAGCGATTGCCAAGAAGGGAGTGATGGCTCTTTCTAATGCGTTTAAGACTTTGATAATGAACCCGGTAGGCGCTGTTATTATGGCCATTGTGGCAGCCCTGGCAGCGTTGAAGAAGGGATTTGATTCTGATGAGGAGGCCAGCAACAGTTTGAACAGGGCCCTGTCGGCGTTGAAGCCCATTATGGATGCGGTGACTAATTTGTTTGCAGGATTTGCCCGTATTGTTGGAGGCATAGCGGAGAAGGCTATACCGGCGATGGTGAATGCGTTACAGAAGGCTGCCGGATGGATGATGAAGGTATTGAATACGTTAGGTATTGTATCCGATGAGACCCTGGCTAACTTTAATAAGAATTTGGAGGCCCAGAAGCAGGCGGTGAAGACCAGCCAGGAGTTGGTTGCCCTGGAACAGGATGCCCGGAAGAAGGAGAGAGACCTTACAGCACAGAGGGCGAAGACGGAGAGGGATGTCAGTGAGTTGAGGGCGAAGGCAGCCAAGAAGGACAAATATACGGCCCAGGAGAGGGAGAAGTTTCTCCAAGAGGCGGTGAACAAGGAGAGGGAGTTGAACAAGGCCGAGTTGGATTTAGCCCAGCAGCAGTACGATATAGTGAAGAAGAGAAGTGAGATGACGGTGAACAGCGCCAAGGACAACGATGAGCTGGCCGCCGCCGAGGCCAAGCTGTATGAGACCCAGAAGAACTATTACGACAAGGAGAGAGGTTTATCCAAGGAGTTGCAGAAGACCAGGAAGGAACAGGCAGCCACCACCAAGAGTACGGCGGATGAGGAGAAGAAGGCGCTGGAAGAGTTGGAGAAGGAGAGAGAGAAGGAACTGGAACAGGTTGCCGAGATCCAGCAGAGGGTGACCAGGGAGTTGATGGACGGAACAGAGAGAGACCTGGATGTATTGAAGGAGAAGTACGAGAAGGAGAAGGCGCTGTTGGAGAAGTATGGTGAGGATACGGTGAATCTTACAAAAAGGTATGAGCAGGAGAAGGCCCGTATCAAGGCCGGAGAAGGTGAGAAGAATATTTCAAGTAACAATACAGGTTTCGGTTTCAAGAAGTTACAGATTGAGAATGAGATTAAGGATGAGAACGAGAGGAATCTGATGCTGGCCAAGTTGGAGGAGGACAGGATCCTTACCGAGAAGAGAGGTTATGAGGAGTTATTGAAGATAGATAATTTAACCGATGAGGAGAGGGAGAGATATACAGAGAAGGTAGAGGAATGTGAGTTGAGATTACAAGAGGCCAAGTTGAAGACCCAGAAGGTTATGGATGATATACACCAGCAGGAGTTAGAAAGGATTAAGGCGGAGAAAGAGGCCCAGATTGAGTTGGTGGAGACCATAGCAGATATTATGGGGACTGTCGCTGATGCCTGGCAGGAGGCCATTGAGAGAAGAGTAGAGGAAGGAAAGATTAGTGAGGAAGAGGGAGAGAAGGAGTTCGAGAGAGTGAAGGCGTTACAGATAGCGACAGCGACCATAAATACCATAGCGGGAGCGATTGCGGCGTTTATGAAGGCCCAGGAGACTTATATTCAGCCGTATGGATTGATTATAGGTGCGGCCAGTGCAGCAGCGGTGACGGCCAGCGGTATAGCCCAGATTGCCAAGATCAAGAGTACCTCCATTGGAGGCGGTGGTAGTTTGAGTGAAGGTGGAAGTAGTTCAGGTGTTGCCACCCCGACCCAGCAGGCGGTACAGTATGCCCCCCAGTACAGTACCCAGGTGACAGGACAGAGTGATACGGTGAATCTGGCGAACGCCGTCGGTGCGGCCCAGGGAGACCAGAGAGTTTATGTGGTGGAGAGTGACATAGCCCAGGCTGGAAAGAAGGTGGAGGTGAGGGAATCCGAATCCACTTTCTAAGAATTTTTAATAACTAATTAAAATTTTATATTTTAGAGTAGTATGAAGTATATTGATGACAGGCCGGTGTTTCTGGCTAATGTAGATGATGAGGATTGTACCATTACGACTATTAGTTTGGTGGATGATCCGGCGATGCAGTTGCCCCTGTATTGTTTCAGTAAAGACCAGGTGAAGTTCAGTATTCAGGATGAGACCAGGCATAACATAATTAGCTGTATTGTGAGGACCGATTTCCCCATTTTGAGGCTTACAGAAGATGGACAGCCCTTTTATGTGGTGTTTAACCGGGAGACCTCCGAGAAGTTATGCCAGAAGTTGATGAAGGATGGATTTGCCCAGAATATATCTCTGGACCATAACGGGGAACTTATTGATGGTATTCAGTTGCAGGAGGTTTTCATAAAGGACAGCGCCAGGGGAGTGGACCCCAAGGGATTTGAGGATGCAGCGGAAGGATCCCTGTTCGGTGTTTACCATATAACGGACGAGGACTTATGGAAGGACTGTTTGGATGGTAAGTTCGGTGGTGTTAGTATGGAGACCTATTATGACTTGAAGAGTTTCAAAAATATAAATAAAAAGAATAATATGAGCAAGATTAAAGAGATGTTGAAGAGGATGTTGATGGAGTTTAACAACCTCAGTACGGACAAGGCGGAACTCTATTGGGAAGAGGATACCGAGCTGATGGTGGGATACAAGGTGTTCGTCGATGAAGGTGAGACCAAGGTACCGGCCCCGGACGGTGAGTATGTTTCTGACCAGAATCTTATCAAGGTGGAGAACGGTGAGGTTACCGAGATTACCGAGAAGGAAGAGAAGGTGGAGGAAGAGACCAAGGAGGAAGCCCCAGAAAAGACCGTAGAGGACCTCGAAGAGAAAGTTGAAGGTGAAGTACCAGCGGAAGAAGAAAATGCGACAGAGGCGAATTCTGACCCCGCTACGGGCGAATCTGATGACAAGGTGGCGGAGTTGGAGAAGAGGATTGCCGATTTGGAGGCTAAATTGGAGGAACTGACCGCCAAGATTGTGGAGATTGCCACAGAACCGGCCGCTGCCCCTGTTATTGAGGAGTTCGAGCAGGTGACCAAGACCAAGAGTACAGGGGACAAGAACCTGGACAAGAGGATTGCTATGGCGAAAGCCCTTAGAAACTAAATAGATGTTTCTAAAAATATATATTTAACAAAAGATAATAATAAAAAAATTTAATAAGTATGGCAGCTATTGTGAACCCTAATGTTGAATCATTGGGAAATTATGTTGAGGAAAAGAGACTTCCTTTGATTGCTAAGAGTTTTCTTACAGGTAAGACTGTTGATTTGGTACAGTTAGAGACCGGCGTAAAGCAGGACACCGCCCTGAACCTTCTGACCGCCGAGGTCGAATTTGGTGCAGGTGACAAGTGCGGATGGGACCCTACCGCCGGAGTGACCCTCTCCCAGAGACTTTTAAAGCCTGTTTTCTTGAAAATTAACCAGGCGTTTTGTGACAAGAACCTCTTGAAAAAGTGGGCAAGTTATGAGGTGAATCTTGCCGCTGGCAGAGAGACTTTGCCGTTCGAGGAAAAATTTATGGATGAGATTGCTAATGCGATTAGAGAAAAGATTGAGAACTTGATTTGGAACGGTACCGGTGATCAGAACGAACCTGCCGGTTATTTGAAGATTTTGGCAGATGATGGTGGTGAACCTATTGATGTTACAGGTATGACCGATTATAACGCTATTAAGGCTGTTTATAACGCTATTCCTACCCAGATTATTGATAAGGCCGACACTGTAATTTTTGTTTCAGAGCAGAGATACAGAGGATTTATTCAGGACCTTGTGGCAGCTAACCTCTTCCACTTCGCCCCTGACTATAAGGATGGTGAGTACAAGCTCCCAGGTACCAGCATCAGAGTGATTGCCGTAAACGGTTTGAACAAGACTAACAAGATTGTTGCCGGTAGATTGAGCAACTTCTTCTATGGCGTTGGTGCAGAGGACGATTCAGAGACCTTCGACTTCTGGTATTCTAAGGACAACAGGGAATTCAGGCTTGCGGTTTACTTCGCTATGGCAGCCCAGGTTGCGTTCCCGGATGAGATTGTAGTTGGTGAGATTGGTGAGTAATTTTTTCAGGACCGGGAGACCTGGACACCCAGGCCTCCCTTCCTAAGATTTTTTAAGAAGATAATAAAATAATTTAATATATAATATGGCTTGTACACAGACACTAAACGGCATCAGCGCCAGTTGTGAGACTAATGTAGGTGGAATCAGAGAGGTTTATATTTGTAATTTTGGTGATGTGGCATCTTATGAGGTTGATTCCCAGACTAATATGATCGACACCATTACGATGGCCAGTACCAAGAAGTTTTACAAGTATTGCTTCAAGAAGAACACCAGCTCTATGACTTCGACCCTGAATGTTGATCCCGCGAACGGAGTGAATTTTGTCCAGGTGGACCTGAATATGGTTTTCGCCAAGCAGGACACCGCTAAGAGGATGGAGATTGCCGCCCTCAGTTTAGGTGAGGTGACCGTCATCGTATTGGACGCTAACGGAAAGTATTGGGGATTTGGTTTTGAGGAATTCGCTGCCGCAACAGCAGGAACAGCGGAGACAGGAGTGAACAGGACCGATGGTAACAGATACAGCATCACCATTACCTCTTATGAGAGTTCATACCCTTATGAGGTTGATGGCAGCATCATCGCCGGTTTGCTTGCTTCCTAACAGGGTTTTTAAATATATTTAAAAAGAGAGACCTTTTTGGTCTCTCTTTTTGTTGTTAATATGTTGTGTTATGAAAAAATGAAGAAAGTTTTACTGTATTTCTGTAATAAATATAACAAAATGAAAAGGATTTATAATATATTTTAGTAAAAAGGAGAAAATTGTTATGATTTTTATACATCAGCCGGCGGGAAGAGCATATGTTTTGAAGATTCCTAATCACCTTGGAAAGCAGACCTCTCCGATTCCTGTATTGAGGATGACTAATACAGAGACAAAGGAGACGTTTAATTATTATGTAACATATATAAATGATGACTATTATGGCGTTGATTTGTGGATTCAGACGATCAACAATATGAGACCTGGGGAATATCAGTACGAGATTGCCGGGAACAGGGGAATGATTTGGGTCGGCAGCAGTATTGGAAAGAAGACTTATTATGGATCGGTGAACGACACAGTTAAGTATTACAGAGACTAATTAAAATTTTTTAATAATGGAAGAGAAGAGACAGCAGTTTTTATTCAGGGCCGTCGATCAGGTTATGGTGGACAATATAGTAGAGCCCATAGAGGAGGACAGCAAGAAGGGATTCTGGAAGTGGGGATTGAACAATGATTACCCTCAGTACCTCGACGGGCTGTACAAGGAGGTGGCGACCCTCCGTAGTATCATAGAAGGTACGATTGATTTTGTTGTAGGAGACAAGATTGAGATTGATGATGTTGTTTGGAACGAGGTGGTGAACGACAAGGGCGTCACCCCGGAGGATTTGTGCAGAGACCTTACCAGGGATTACTTGAAGTATGGCGGTTTTGCGGTGAACGTAGTGAGGAATAAGGAAGGAAAAGTCGGCGGACTATATTATATACCTCTCGAAAGATTGAGGTTTAATGAGGACCGTAGTGAGTTTTATTACAGCAGGGATTGGTCGAAGAGCATAGGAAGAGTGAAGTTTGGAGTGTACAAGAAGTTTGATCCCCAGGGGAAGGACGCCAGCAGCATATATGTTTATACTAATAACAGGACGGATGTTTATCCTGCCCCCAAGTGG